ATGAAACTGAACATCACATCTCTAAACCAAATCGTAAATAACACAGCAAGCTGGAAACAAGCAGCTAACTGGACTATCGAAGACTACATTCCAGAACAGTCTTTTGGTTGCTTGGTAGCACCCTCGAACTCCTATAAGTCATTCCAAGCAGTAGACTTTGCCTGCTCAATTGCAACAGGTCAGCCTTGGAACGGTAAAGAAGTTAAGCAAGGTCGAGTGCTCTACATGGCTGGTGAAGGTCAGGCTGGTGTTAGTAAACGAGTAGATGCATGGGATGCTGCAACAGGTTTGAATGCATCAGCAGAAGTTGCTGTTTACGGTAACTACATTGACCTGCTAGACAACGAACTAGTTAACGACATCATCAAGCTACTTAAAGTTGAACAGGTTGAACTGGTTATCTTCGATACCTTAGCAAGATGCTTCTCAGGTGAAGAGAACAGTGCAAAGGATATTAGCCGCTTCGTAGCAGCTTGTGACCGAATCAAGCAAGAATGCAAATGCTCAATCTTAGTAGTTCACCATACTGGTAAAGACACCTCTAAAGGTGCTCGTGGTTCATCTGCTCTGTACGCAGCAATGGATTATGAATTGGTTATGGAACGTAAGGGAAACCTTCAGTATGTGCTTAGAGTAGACAAGCAGAAGGATGCAGAAGAACAAGAACCATCTACTCACAATCTGCAAGTTGTGGAACTTGGTTCAGACTCAAAAGGTAAGATAGTTAGTTCACTAGCTCCAATCTTCAACGGTGCAATTCAAAAGGCAGCAGTTACTAAAGCTACTGTTAAGAACCAAGCTGAAGAAATGGTTAAAGCAGCACTGTCTACTCCTAAGACTCGTGAAGAACTTAACCTTCACCTAGCAACACTTTCCCCTGCTAATAAGTCGAAGACACTTAAAGCAATGGAAGAGAACGGTGTTATCACTATCACCAAAGACAAGACCAACAAGAAGAAAGACGTGTTCAATCTAATTGGGTCAAAACCACAGTCGTTAATGTCACGTTTTAAAGAGGCTAACCGAGACATCTTACACCTCACTGTTCAACAGGCTGACGACCTTAGCTTAATGCCTCAGATGGCACAGCTAATTCAAGACAAATACTCTAATTACATGCATTAAGACCCAAGAGGTAAATACAATGAACGCTACCCTAAACAGCTTCACCAAATCAGCACAACGTCAGAACATCACCATCAACGAACTAGCCACTAAGAACGAACAACTAAGCGCAGTCGTTGAGCAAGGTTACAAGGTAATGCCAATCACTGAAGCTAGTCTTGAACTACTAAACGGTATGTCTCTTGATGACTTCATTGCTAAACATGCTCAACCTAAGATTGAAGTACCACAAGCCGTACTAGATGAAATGAAAGCCTTGGGTCTTAACACTCTTGAAGAGTACAAAGCTCACTACGCTGCTATCGATGCAGAGAAAGAAGCAAGACGTAAGGCAGAGAGAGAAGCTGAACTTGTAGCAGAGACTTCATCTACTCCGGTTGTAGTTGGTCAGAGCTTGTTTGGTTCAGATGAAGAAGAAGTTACTGTTGAAGAACCAACCTCTACTTATGAAGTAGTGGAGTTCACTCAGGAAGAACTAGATAGTCTGGAAGCAGAGCAAGCTGCAATCAAAGCTAAGAATGAACTAGCTAAAGAAAAGAGTGCAGCGTTCTATGCACAGTTCGAAGAACCAACTAAGCCAGCTAAGGTAGAAATCACCTTTGAAGCTAAAGACCTTGGTTCAAACCCAATTGAAGTAATTGATACCCTGATTGCTAAGAAGCAAAACAAAGACGGTATCAAGAAGACTGGTGAGATTACCAAACACTTCACAAGCTGCGGTTATGACATGGTTCAGTACCAAGAGGCAATCACTCACCTTTACGTTAACCACGCTAAACAGAAGCAACTGATTGAAGAACTACAAGCTCACTACAATGAGACCTTCAAAGATAGTCCAGAGTACAAGGTAATCGAACCAGTACTATCAGCATCAGCACAACGTAAAGAAGATGAACCAAATCCTTTCAGAGATGCAGCGAGAGAGAAGAAGGCAGCACTAGAATCCATTGCAGCAATGCAGAGTAACGGTAACTACCTAGAGCAGCTTAAAGCTAACCGAGTTGAAGCTACTACTGATACTGAAGTACTAGATATGTCTCAACCACTCTTTGCAGAAGTAGAGATTCCACGTATCCAAGCATTCGAAGCTAAGACAGAAGTAGTACCAGCTAAGGTAGATGGGTCAGTAGTCGAGAGTGACGACGGTAGAGTAGAAGTAAGCTTCAACTGGTAAGATAGTACAAATCAATAAGCCCTTTCTTCGGAGAGGGCTTTTTAGTTTCTGCTATTCCTAAAAGCTCCTGTAACGCATCAGGAAGAGAGCTAACCTAAACCTATCCATACGTATTACCTACCCTCTGAAAACCTGCCACAGTAGTGATTTAAGTACTAACTTTCACTAATTCCAAAACTATATTCTATGGTCAATTTAGACCGAATCTATATCCAACCTAGACATTAAAGTAAGCCCTTTACTTTACTTATCAAAATCATACCTTTCATACACCTAGATGGTAACTAGGGTCTCCATGTACTACTTAACAAGTACGCTGCTATATTCTCCCTAAAACCTATGTACTACTTTACGAGTACAAACATAACCTAACTATACCCCCTACATCATAAGAAGTTTATTCAATTAGTTTTATAATGAACCAATAAAAGAAAAGGGCAGCATAAGCCACCCTTCTTCAAATCAATCACTATTCTTACTGAATAGTCACTTCCCCAAACTCAAGTTCTAACATCAACTCGATGTAGTGTTTAGCCTTCAATAAGTCTTGAGCACCGTTTTTCTCTTTATACCGAGAAACATACTTCACTATATTACCAGCCATGAAGCTCATGTTATTAGCATGAATGTACTCAATAGGCTGAATGCCTTGGTTCTTGTAGTGACTACCTGACTCTTGCTTTTGTAATGCTGACATTGGTTAACCTTGAAGGTAGGAAATAAACGAGAGCAGTATAAACAAAGTCATACTAACCACAATATCGTTCATAGGATTATTCATGGGATTATCTATTTACAGATTCACTGTACCTGTTATTAATGACAGTCAATTAAATACACATGAGAACAACAGATGCAAATAGTAGCTATTGAAGGTGGAATTGCAGCAGGTAAGTCTACCCTTATTGCATCCCTAGCCAATCACCTAACAACGTTAACAGGTGATACTTGGGAAACAGTAAAAGAACCAGTAGACGAAGACCCAGAGTTCCATAGGCTACTTAAACAGTTCATTGATAATCCTAACGATGCTGATAAACGTGCTGAATTCCAAATGTACATTACCCGAACCAGACAGAAGCTATTAGCTAGTCTACCAGATGGTAACTATATTATTGAACGCTCACTGTTCAGTGACTTGGTATTTACTCAGTGCAACATGCTATCTACTGAAGGTGCTACAGGAGCTTATCAGGCTGCTTACTACGACATTAAAGAACATCTGAAGGCATACCCTAAGATTGATTTAGTTGTGTACCTGAATAGGTCTCCAGAGGCTTGCTACAATGCAATGGTAGGACGTAATAGAGAAGGTGAAGAAGGTTACACCTTAGAATACTTCCAAGACATTCATTCATTTCATAAAGCATGTTTACCTCAGATTACTAGAACGTATGGTACTAAGTATGTTGAGACTGATTTAGGATGGAAGTTTCCTGATGCACGTCTAATTGCACCAATGATTATGAAGGAACTTAATTAAGAGGCTACGGTCTCTTTTCTTTTATGGTTCAGCCCTTATAGGAAATTCTCTGCTATATATTTTGAACCATGCATTGAACCAATAACCTCATATACAAACCACCCCCCTACCCTCTATTAAGTTTAGTTAAAATCCTTTAGGAAAATCACCTCATGAAGTAAGGGTGTAGTACTTATTAGGTGAGGCTATCAATAAAGGAATACCCGCCCCCCCATACTTCACCTATACCCCTACAACAGCATCTACCGATGCTAAAGGAACTAAACCATTAACTTATTAAAGGAAACAACATGCGCAACGCTTGGTCATCTATCTGGTCATTCATCACTTCACTATTCGAAGCACTAGGCTTAATCATGCCTATCATCAATCCACTACTACGTGCATCAGCTAACATGTCTGACATCGTAGAGATTGAATCCCAAATCGCTAAAACAGAGCGTACTATTGAATTAGCTAAAGTAGCAGCTAAGGGACAAGGCAAATCAGAAAACTTCAATACAGAAGAATACTGGAAATCAGTCGGAATACCTGTACCTGACTCAGAGTAAATAAACTAGGACTACCATTGTGTAGTCCTTTGTTTTTTACACAAACACATACACAAACACATATTAGATAGTATCTAAAAGACTGTAATAGATAGTCATGGTTCTCATATTAATAAACGTCTACCGACGTTAAAGGTAATAAAGCAATTACCTCATTAACTATTAATTGGAGTAACAACATGTCTATTCAACTTGGTAACAACCCACAAACGAACCATAAAGCCAATCAACAGAAAGATGCTGAAGCATGGTTAAACATTCGTATCAGAGACGTAGAAGGTAATGCTCACAATATCCGTGCATATATTCCATTACATAGCGACAACAACATTCATGCAGCCTTAATTACTCAGGCTAAAGCTATTAAGGAATTCGAAGTAACTACTGGTGTAAAAGCTAACCCTGTAATTATTGAAGGTAGCGTAAACCTAGTATCACCTACAGCAGAAGTAGTATTAGGCACACCAACAGTACCTACTCATAAAGAGGTAGCTACTACCTATGAACATATTACTCCTGACTACTCTGATGAACCATCTCAAGAGGAACTTGAGGTAGAGGTACGTCTACTGGAAGCACGTCTACTTGCATTGAGAAGTAAGAATAAAATCACCCTAGCTTAATTGATGTACTCACGGATGAGTTAATTAATTACCCAAGATAGGCAAACCCCAATGCTATTCAAAGCCATGCTATTTGCATTCATCTCAATTACCTCATGGGCTTACTTCTTAGCTTATATGTATGTGAAACACTTATTGTGAACTGGAATATCCCTCTTGATTTATTGGTTCGTATCTATGACCAAACTCATTGCCCTCTAATTATTGATGGCGACCACAAGACTATTATTATTTGGAGTATCAAAAAATGTCTTCATGCTTAAACTTTGCCAAAACAACATTACGTGCTGATGCAGATATTGATGTAGAGAGCTTCGTATTAACCCTTCAGAAGAACCTAGATAGGATGCAACATAATCCTGATACAGTTCAATGGTCTGAAGTAATGACCCAACTGAGCAAGGTACAGACACGTAGAATCATAGCTGCTAGTAAACGTATGGATTGTGATTCTATTTATATGCTCAAAGATGTAATTGATGCTATGTGGGAAGTTAATAGAGATAGAGTTACTGCTCACCAAGAACATAACCGTAAGCTGAAGTCATATATTGAAATGCTTAAAGCTGATGGTGTTACACCTCAAGACTTTGGATTTGATGGTTCAGCTAAATACAAAATCATCATCATTGGTTAATCGAACCATCATTTAATTATCAGGAGTATCACCGTGGAATTCATTATGTTCTTTGCATTCGTAGCCTTCTTAACATTGTCCTTATTATTGAAGGATTCAAAGCAACGAGAGAAGCGACTTAAACAACGTCTCACAGCCTTAGAAGCTATCACCTTATAACTTGATTCAGTGAGAGGAGTAATCCTCTCTCTGTATATCTGAGCACCCTTCATGAAGATACCAACACATATTCAAATCAAAGCTAACCAACTTATATGTATGTATGAGAACCATGAGATTCATGCACGCATATCCCACAAACATAAATACCGAATACTAGAAGTCACTCTTCGTTACCGTCTATTAAATAAAGGTAAGAAATGGGAACTAATGACCCATGAGAAATACAACAGAGAAGTATTGAGATGAACTAGCTACCTTCGGGTAGCTTTATTTTTACCTAGATAGATTCCTTCGGAATCCTTACCGAGTGTTTTACTCATAACTTATAGAGATACAGAAATGAAACAGAAAGGCTTCAGTGTTTTGGAATTGGTAGTTGTAATTGTAATCATGGGCATCTTAGGTGCTGTAGCTATTCCTAAGTTATTGCCTGTAGTTGATACAGCTAAAGAAGCAGTTGCTACTGAATTACAAAGTACATTGAAAGAGTCTGCACGTATTGCACACGTCTCAGAGTCACTAGAGCTAATGGATGTAGTCATGGTTCATGATTACCCTGCTGCATTGGCATCAGGCATTACAGCTAGTCTCATGGACATTGAAGAGTGGAATGTTACTTACACTAAGAACCGTGCAGTATTCACATTGAAAGCTGATGAAGATTGTAAGGTAGTCTACCGAGAAGCTAAGAGTAATGAGCCATTCAAGGTAAGGAATCAATGTAACTTGGTTCAAGGCTAGATAATAAAAGACCACTCTTAATTGAGTGGTCTTATTTTTTACTACCTATCAGATAGGCTATTTATCTTTGAACAATCCCATCAAAGTACCTTTCACAAAGCTCACATCAAATCTCCGGTAACAGTTCAGGCACAATAGACGGTTTAGTGACTGGTTCGTAATACGAAGGGATAGTCATGATTGGTTCGTCTAGTGTCACCACAGAACTACCACCAATGTTATCTGCAATACCCAATGGAATCATTGTGTGATGGCAGAAGGTCTTAACCACATTACCGTTAAGGTCTGTGCGAGTAGCCTCTTTGTCAACAATAGGGATTACACCATAAGGGCTTGTGTATATTGTACCTGCAACTGTATCACCCCATCGATTATCACCACTAGAGTGATACTTCAACTCAGAGCCATGTAACTGCAAGTACAATAGACCATCTTTCTCAGTGATAGTTGATAGTGCTTTCACTGCTGGTGAGTTGTTTTGGGGTGCTGCAAAGTCTAGTTGTGCGTGGCTTATTGGGCGCACATTTGAAAGTTCACCATTCTCCAAAAAGTCTGTAACCATAGTTCCAACAAACGTGTTGATTGAACCTTGACCAGTATTCGACGTGGCAACTTTTCCAATCAAGCTTCCACACACACGGTTACCATACGTGTTCAGGTAACGTTGGGTCATCAACACATCACCCACACCACCAACCACTTTAGAGGAGTTTGCAGCTTCGGTGAAGTTTGATTTAGTTGTATACACATCCAAACCTACAGTATCTCCACTCCAAATCTCCGTAATGGAATTACGCACACTATCTATAGGTAATCCAGAAGAAGAAGAGGCCAGCCAAGTAACACCATCATCCGTTGTATATAACTTTTGGGTTAACCTAGCATCACTCACCTTACGGTTGAATAGGTACTCTTTAGACGTACCATCAGGAATCTGAGGAATCCACTGACCAACTACACCATTAGGGAATGTAGCTGCAATACGTTCAGGTTTACCAATAATATCGACCCAAGGTAAATCATCGAATTCAGGTGTTAGTTCTTTCTCAGTTCCAACGAATGTTGTTGTTGCACTATTACCATTAGTGAGAGTTGTAGACACATGAGATAACACCAACTCTGCACCAGTGTCTATTAAGATTACTTTTCCAGTAAACTTAACACCTTTGGTAGTATCCCAGACCGTAACCAACTCACCGTTAGCATAGTCACCAGATTGCCAGTCAGCATAGATATAGGCGTTCGAATTAACCATTCTATACCCCTCTGCACGCGCAGAGTGAGAACCTGAACCAATCACGCGATTAGTGAAAGTTGTAAAAGGAGCTTTACCCTTACCACGCATAGTACCTGCTACAGATTTACGGATAGCATCTTCACGTAGTTTATTCACATCTAGCTTACGAGCAGATAAACGTAAGTCTTCTACCTGACCTGCATAGATTGCATCGAAGAACTGATATGGGTCATTGGCTGGACGACCTGAGTTAGTTCCAATCTTACCTGATGAGTTGTATGCACCGTAGTCATTACCACTGTCTGGATTACCACTAGTTACAATAAAACAATCAACAAAGGTGTTTGGCACATAAATATCATCGCTGTACCACTCCTCATGACTCCATACACCAACAGTATTAAATGCACGACAACCCATAGGGTTATGAACAGGATGGTAAGCACCTTGGTTCAGACGTTGTACTAGTGCGATAGGCAATGCGAATGGGTTATTAGTATCTGAGGCATTAGGCGCTTGGAATACTGAAACATCAGATGAATCACCTTCAAACCCTGAGTAACTACTTTGATAGAAGCCCTCCGAAGCATTACCAAAGTCTGCCCAATCAGTACTAACATCTAACGTGCCTTGTGCTCTAACACCAATGTCATTGCCATCTCCTTTGTAACGCAATGCTCTTACCGAGTTAAAGTTGTAAATGCTTAACCAATCATCACCCAAACCTTCGACAACACGTATACGGTAACGCACTTGAACCAAATGCTTAGTCTCAGCATCGTAGTAGAGGTTGTTTCTTGGGTCATGCGTTAGCTTACACATATCTAGGAAAGACAGTGTAGAAGCCTTGATACCGTAACCAGTAGTTAGTTCATCCCACTCACCGAAAGCAGAATAACCCTGAGCTACTAATTCATTATCAAGGGCAAGACCTTCCCAAGAAGTAGAACCATACTGTACGTTACCAAAAGGATAGATAACGTCTTTCTCAGCTACGGTCTCATGCCATACTTCAAGGAATGCTAGGTCTTTACGAGTAGTGATTACTTTGTCTGATACCGGACGGATTGAGACACTAACAACCTCCGTGTACTCACCAGCATTAGCATACGCATGTCTTACAATAGCGGAGGTAGAGGTATGAGTAACTAGTGTAAAATCTATAACGTTCACCCCTACCTTTAAAGGGTAGAACTCACTATCCATCAAGAAATCAATGCGAGGTGCTGTAGAAGATTTAATTACAATTTCAGCACGGTATGGTGTGTTAAGTTTAAGCCCAGTACCCACACTGCCTAATTGTCCATTACCCTCAGAATCTTGAGTGAGCCTCATAACTCCCGCAACCATTCCAACAGTTGCCGCATTAGTAGAACCCCACGAAGCAGTACCTTGTCGGAAATCACCGTTTATAACCTTACCCTCAAAAGCACGAGCAACTGCTTCATTAGTGTCGGAAGCTACATCACCATACTTAGGGTCTACATCCTTAGTGAAATCTACAACTGTACCTGTAGCACTATCGTAGGTCTTAGTACCGTTAGGTGCAGGAGGGAACTTAATAGCTTTAGCAGCTTTAGGTAAACTATCATCAATAAATAGAGAAACCCCATCAACTACTGCAATAGCTTCTTTGGTTCTTGAAGTGCCTTGAGAATCGGTGTCTGAACGTCCTAGATACATAAGACTTGCAAGAGAAGTATCCCCTACAAAAGAATACATACCTTCGTTTACACGATTAACAGTAGCACCACTAGGTGATGTACCCCACTCAAGAAAACCAGAACCAGCATTATCTGACTTACGCTTGAAACGCATAGCATCAAAGTCTGATTTAGCAGTAGCAAAGTTATATGCAGTAGCAGCAGAACCACCACTACCTAAATTATGTTTGATACTAGTAACTGAACCATCATCATTTTTAATGAGATAGTCCTTAGCCGTAATATCTAAGTACGTATTCTTAAATTCGCTCATCTTTATTATTCTTATAATTGTGAGTAGAAGAAAGGGAGTCTTTGCTCCCTTATATTGTTTTACTTCTTAAATAGACTTGGTTCAATCAATTCTGACTGACGTTCTACCGCTACATGGTCTGAACCAACAATAACAGTGCAGCCTGTACAGAGAACCAATAACATTGATACTACCGCTTTCATTTATACCTTCTTATTCTTATTCTTATTTTAGAGTAACTGGGATAGTCCTACCTGCGCTCCCCGAAATGTAAGATATGATAGGAGAGTTTGTACCTGTATAATCGTTCGAATCGCTCGCCTTAGTTAACGTGACCGTATTACCGTTAACCACCATTACAACAGTATTCCCAACACTTCCTGACAAGGAGAGCCTAATTGTTGCCCCTGCAACAAATAAATCGGTAACGGTATAATCCTTAAAGGCAGTAGGAGACAGTGAGCCAAACATCCCTGAACGGTAGCCATACATACCAAAATCCTCACCCACGTATAAAGAGCAATGCAATGTAGCAGCCTTCCAATTGCCCGTTACAGTACTTGAATCTACGTAACCTCCCTCGTTACTTACACGACATTTAAACTGGTAAGACACTACTGTGCTGTACGTTACAGAATATGAGCTACCCGTAGCACCTGAAATAGCCGAACCATTTCTATACCATTGGTATTTCAACCCTGTACCTGTAGCTGCAATACTAAAGGAGTTTGCTTTACCTGCATCAGCAGTATCATTTACAGGTTGTCTTGTAATAACTGGTTTAACTACATCAGCTTTTTGTTTTTTCCAAGTACCGCTTACATTGACCCAAACTGTCATTGCTTTCTTCCAAGTCCCATTCACATTAACAAAAGTACTCATACCACACTTCTCTTAACTAATCTGAACATAAATATCACCATCAGAACCACCACTAGGTGCAGCAGTACCATAGGTAATCTTACGTCTGTTCTCAGCAGGTAATGTGGTAGAGGAGTACACTCTAACCCCGTTCTCTTTGATTTGACCTTTATAATCAAAAGCAGCAGGAGAGAAGATAGCTCTAATAGCTACACCAGACTCTACAATGTTGTAGTTACTTCCAAGCACCTCATGATGCCACGACTTATTAGCAGCATTCTTCAAAGTTAATTGCTGTGCATTACCTCGAAGCACAAGTGTAGAGGTATTAGCAGCAACACTATCCACGGTAAGAGTGTTAGAAACAGCACCACCACTTAGGGGTAGATAGTTATGTGCATGGTTCGAACGACTGAAATCAGTGGAATTTAGTCCATCTAGTTTATCTGAATCAGTAGCTTTACCATTTGCAGGTAATGCACCAACAGCAGCAGCAGAAGGTGCATTAGTTGTAGTATAAATCTCACCATTCTCTGCTTGATTCACACTTGAACCGTAGCAAAGTTTCCCTGCATCATTCATACCTAAATAACGTGTTTTGTTATTAGTTTCGAAATGGATACCCACATTAGAAGATTGGTTCGTTCTCTTAATATGAATTTGAGCAGAAGGAGTGTCAGACTGGAATACACCTTTACCACCTTGAATCCAACCAACTACATCTACACCTTCACCACGGTAAGTCTTTACCCATGATTCTTCCCAAGTCCAAGCAGAAGTACCTAGTTGAGATTTATTGTGAGTGTGGGGAATGATACCAACAGAATCTGACCCAGCCTTTAACCAACGCTTCCTTGCTACCGTGGTGTGCCCTGAATCATCAACAAACCAATCGTTACCGCCTACATCACCCCAACCAAGATTAACTACACCAGTTTGACCATTAACAGAATCAACCTTACCAGCAGCACCTAGTGCAGAATCCAAACCTTGAATATCAGCAGTAGTTAGAGTTACAACACCCTGCTTACCTGCAACAGAAGTAACTGATTCAGTGTTATCAATCTTGTAGTAGTCATCCATCTGAACAGAGTAAACAAGAGAGTCACCGATACCATACTGAGTACCTGATACCGTACCTGCCTTGGTAACCTTCCAGAAGCATGAACGTTTCTGTCCATTGCTATCTACAGCAGGAGCAGGATAGACACCACCTGACAAGTCACATTGACCCATCTCTAGCATTGCACCTGTAACAGCAGCTACAGCAGTCTCAGCACGATTAGCATACCCTTCAGCAGCCTCTTCACTTGCTTGTGCTTGAGTAGCCGAGATAGCAGCATCAGAAGCAAATACCTCTGCATCTTCTAGTAGGTCTTCAATACCATTACGGAAACCTTCAGCTTCATTACGAGCAACAATAGCAGCATCTTTAGCTCGGTTAGTCTCATTCTTATTAGAGATAACAGTAGCTTTATCAGCAGCAACAATACCCTTATTGGTAGCAACTTCTGCACGGTCAGCTTCAACTTCACGATGCTTATTCACAACGTCAGTATGCTTGGTAACTACATCACTATGTTTTGACCCAACAGTAGAATGCATATTGGTAATAGCAGAATGACGAACCACCACATCACCATGCTTATCTACAACTACAGCATGCAACTCAGTAACGTTATCCTCATGGTTCGATGCAGTAGCAGCACTTGCACTAGCACGAGTCTCAGAAGTCTTAGCATTAGTCTCAGATACCTTTGCTGCATCTTTATAAGACCTCGCTTTAGTCATGGAGGTGTTAGCATCAACTTGACTTGTACGAGCTTCTGTAGCTGATTCTGAAGCACTGTAGCTACTGTTTTGACAGATAGGTACGTAGACATCTTTTACCTGTTCATACATGTTATGAACTTCTTCATGAATACCCTTCATAAAGCTATCGTAAATACCTACGTTATGTATAACGTGAATACGGGATACTTCATTACCGATACCATTACTTTGACGAACCAATACCTTTAAAGCTAGGTTTGATGGTTCAACAGCCTTAGCTGTCTTATTATTCTTCATTACCAACATGTAATTAACCTCGTGTGGTATCACGTAGAACTTTGAAAGTACCAGCAATGAAAGTAAACACTGCTCCATTAGTTTCTAACTGAATATCATAAACAGCAGAATCAGATAATGGAGATGCAGGTAATAATAGATTCTCCGAGTCAGCTTTAGTTAATTGCCAACTGAACACACCATTGGTTGAATCTGTCTTTTCAATAGGAAGTTGATACCAGACCTCAGCACTATCAGCACCACGTCTTACTTGAGCGGTAATAGTGTATGCAGCAAGGCTAACTGGCTCTTCTTCACCAGTATCAACATTCATTTGAACAAGCTGATAAGTGAACTTTGGGGTATCACCACGATAAATCTCAATATCGTGATTAGCACGTTGAATCATGTTTACTCTCTTATTATTTTTATTATGAGTAAAAGAAAGAGCCTCATTAAGAGACCCTTTATTATTTAAGCTAATTGAGCCAATACAGCAAGATTAACTTGTAAACCACTCCGGCCTAACTGGTCTTACATCAGAACGTAAGTTATATGCTCGGAGCTTATTACGATAGTCTTTAATATCATTCAAACGAGTATCACTTGCTAAAGTACGTCCAGCATAAGTAGCATCTTCTGCAAGCATCCAATCTGTCTTAGTTAACTCTGCATTTCTCCATGCACGCTCATTAGGTACTTCAGCCTCCAACCATGAAAGGTATAACCCCTCTCTTCGGGTCTTCTCTGAGTCACGGAGAGAAGCAATAAAGTCCACCCCAACCACATTACCTACATCATCATAAAATAAGTAACCACGCTTCTCACTTGAGTAACTTGGAAATAGTTGTTCCATCTTTAATTACCTTGGGTCAACTGAGTTATTGAAATTCCAACGATACGTCACCGTACCACCACCATCATGAGTAGAGCCAACTCTCAAACGGAATCTACCAATAGCATTAGGGTCTGTAACCCACCCACCAAAGTTACCTTTATTTGAAGTGATGGTTACATCTTTCACATGGTACTTATTACTATTACAGCTTGTTACCCTCCACGGAATACCACCCACCATTACATCTCTGTTTAATACGATACCTGCATAGGAATCGAATATTTGAGCACTAGAGATAACACGTCCATTGTTAGCAACATATTCGATAGTGGCATTCAAGAAGCCTGAACCTCCTGTAGATGGTCTATGAATATCCATAGAGAAGAACCCATAAGCTACCGTCTTATATCGTGGTCTCTCTTTTGAATAGTTCCCTGCAACAGAAATATCACCTGCTGCATAATATGTAGGTAGTACATCTGGTGTTTGCCCGTTATGAGGAAAACTAACAGTCATGGTGTTAGATACATTCTCACTACAAGAAACAGGAACAGAGGTATTAGGGTAATTACGTGTTGCACTGTTATCACCCATACACAAGTAATAGGTAGTACCTGTATAAATCTCAGAACCAGTAATAACCGAACCATCAATAGAACCGCCTTGGATTCTACCACCTATAATAGAGTTACCCGTTAGCTGCCCTGTAAAGAAACCTTCAGATGCCTCAATGCGTCCAGAGAATGTACCTCTTGAAGCATAGATAGCACCATGTATTTCAGCCTCTTGTGCATACAGCTTACCTTCTTTAGTAACTGAGAATGGGGCACTATTTGGATTAGTCGAACCAGCATATAAACGATGCGTATAGCTTTGACCATCCATAATTACAGCAGTGTTACCTTGCCCTGCAATTATCTTGGTATTGGATGCAACATGATTACCCATGATTGCACCAGCAGCAATATTCTCTGCATTCAATTCACCAATCAGTGCTTCCTTAATAGTTGTCTTACCATTAACTACCTGAAAGACAGCCTGAGTACCTTGAGTACTAGCTACACGGAACTTATCAGCAATAACATCAAAGGTACTAGTTTCACCATCATTACCCATAATCAAACCTGACACTTTACCGTTAACGTCATGTTTAATTTGAGTGAGTGCTTCTACCTTCCCATCAGTAGTAGCTGTTACTTGGTTCAATGTACTAATGCTTGCCTTGTTCTTATCAATTTCAGCAGTGAGCTTTGATTCACTTGCAGCAATAGCTGTTGATACCTGACCATTAGTTTGAGTCTTGGTGTAATAGTTATTAGCTAGGTTTGCTTTCACAGAACCAACTTCACCAGACACACCATCAATCTCAGAACTAAGCTCAGTCTCTAAAGCTGTCATTGCTTTATTGGTATCAGCTATGGATACCTTGTTGGTATTAACCTGAGCCTGAACACCATCTAACTCAGAAGATAGTGAGGATTCAACTTGATTGATAACACCGTCCATATCCTCAAGAGCTTGGTTAATCTCCCCCTGCAACTCTCCAATGAAACCATGTACCTCATCAAATGTAGGTAGGTCTTCTAACTCATCATCAACACTTGTTTGAGTGAAGAACATGGGGTCAGAGTAAGCCATCTCATCAGTACCAAATACATCGAAGTGACCGATACGAAGATAGTAGTTACCTTTGCTCTGAGTGATTGGATAGGCTTCACCATGACTGATACCAACTAAGGTTTCAGAACTAGCTGTAAAGATTGGGTCAACAGATACATGGATTTCAGACCCAAGATAATCAATCTCCGGTACTTCATCCCAACGTGCATAGACAGTACTAAGTACGCCACTAACATCTACACCAGAAGGTTGAGCACACTGAGCATTCTTCAAATTCAAATCAGCAGTATCTTGAGACTTAACTCCATCCTTCGACACCATCAATACTTTGAAATGCAGAGTACGGTCAGTACCACCATCCTCAGTATTCATATCTAGCGTGTAGGTAAAGGAATTGTCTTTGCTTGTATAGGTACTTGCATAAGACTCATTCTGCCCCTTGTAAACCTGAACTTCGTAATGAGCAAACACATCTGCATAGGTACTAGAACCTAGAGGTATTTGGGTCATATCATCCCAAGAGATACGAGCACTCTTACCTTCAAATGTACCCTTCAAACCTGTAACAGTAGGCATCAAAACATCAGAGGTAACATTCACATCATTTAGGTAAGCCCAGTTCGATGTAGAGCCGTTGAAGGTTTGTGTACGGATACGGAAATCATAAGTATCTGCTAACAGCCCAACGAAATTATGAGTTAGTGCTTGGAACTCACCAACACGAGTCCATGTAGGAGCACTATCTAACTTGTACTCAATGATTGTCTTATGCTCACGTTGGTAACGTGAAACCCAAGATAGTGTACCTGTACCTGTAGTAGAGAAACCTGTCTGCACAAACTCTAACTGAACTGGCTCAAGAATCTGGTTTGAAGGTGGCAGTGTTGGGTCAGAAGTATTACCGTCTTCGTAATCTGAACCATCATAAACAGACGGCTCAAACTGAGTAGCTGTAACCTTCGTAACCATCGTTTTATCATCAAGTGACGTTACGACCTTATCAACACGGAACATTGCACCCTTGAGCTTGTAGGCATCATTATCTAGGGTGAATACGTCCCAGATACGTAGAGTTTTCTTTGTGTTGTCCAACTCGAAATCAATGGTCTGTTGATACTTAACAGCCTTCAAAGATTTATTAGCTACATGCTTAACGAATGACGCCCCATCAACTTCAGCAGTGAAGGGTAAGTTAATATCCTTAATCTTCTCGAAGCCATCATTCTGATGCACTGGAAGCACATCAACAGGTAGTACATATTTATCCGTAGCATGATAAGTAGCAGTGTTTGTGTACTCTACTTTTACAATATTGAAGTAGCTTGAATCATTGGCATTCGATAGCTTGAATGAACCAACGCAATCAGCCTCAGTAACATGAGCAACAGCAGAAGTAAGTCTGTCTGCCTTGACTCGAATCATGCCATCCTCGACGTAAATAACACCGTCAAAGCTAGTTGCCATGTCTTTAAGTGCATCACCGAAAGATTGATTCTGGTCTACATAACCATCGAAGAAGATGTTCTGACGCTCACAGTAGTTAGCAAGGTCAACGAATGACTTCACATCAATAGCATCAGCAGGAATACCCATGCCGTAGTAGGTATCAACCAAGTATGTTAGAAGCACACAAGCAGGGTTACGGTAAACGTCCTTACCATTCGATACCCAGACACGAGAACTATCAAACATAACTCCATTCAGGTTAGGGTCTAATCTTGGGTCAATTACCCTGTTACCCTGAACCATAGCTGTAACGTCTAAGGTGTCACTCACAACACGAATGTTGTTATCACCCTCAGTATTAATCCAACGCTCAATCAGCATTGATAGAGAAGCTGTCTTATCCCCTCTATGAGCTTCAGTCCATTCACCATCACTATGCTCTAATAACTCAGTGAAAACCTGCTCAGTTGCTCGACCTGTACGATAACCAAGAGATACGTTAGGAAACTCAGCACTAGCTTTGAGGTCATACCAAGCATTAGGCTGCAACACCCCCTCCAAGTAAGGCACACCATCAATATAGATTTGCTCTACTGCCTTAATCTCACCTACACCCAATGAGTAAGCCTGACACAACCAACGTGTATTTGAATCGTTTACGTTATTCCATACTCGAACAGCAGGAACTAGACAGTTACCGAAAGGAACAATCTTAGGGTTGTCTGCACCTTTACGGTCAATGTTTGCACCCGTATCTTTAGCTCCATCTGGCCTCATGGATATAGCCATAGCCAAAGAGACAATTGCTGATGCTGCTGAAAGAGCTGTAAGCACACCTGCAACAGTTACACCTGCCATATGTTCACCTTTATTATTATTGTTATTTGCTGAACACTTTCATTTGCTGAAGTGCTTCTATAGTCAAAGATTGAAACTGAAAAGTACTGGTAGCTTTATGTATACCAAATAGCGAACCATTCAAATAGATACCGCAATGGATACCATCAATCAGAATATCCCCATCAAATGCATTGAGAGGGCTTATCTGCTTATACCCTAATGAATGTATGTAGTCAGTTGGAGAATTGCACTGAGTAGCCTTGGCAATTGAAATAGCACCCCCTTTAAGAGTGCTATATGGTTCAATCTTAGATAAGTCGAAGTCAGTTAATTCAAGAACCAACAGATTACAATCCAATACACCATAGGTAAGAGATTGACCTCTATACTTCTGAATTACTGCTTCCACATCACATCATCCTTCAGGTCTTGGTTAGCATACGCAAAGAATAAGTCACCAGAATGGTAAGCCTGATGTGTGGCATTATTTGCACGACATAGTGAAGGCTTACGGTCTAAATCAAAGATAGATTTACAGCTTACCTTCAATGCCATAGAACCAGACTTGTAATCAATATTGGTTTCAGGTGTAGAAGTGAATCCTCTGTAATACACAACAGCTTCTTCAACTACGTTTGAACCATCAGGTACAAATGCTTTATGAATTAGCAATGGAGCACGACGAAAGATATTAGAGTTAACCGAGTCTTGGAAATCCATAGAGATACCAGAAAGGGTAATACTCATCTCCTTACTGGTAAGACTATTCTCAGAGGTAATCTTATCAATGGCAAGTAACGTACCAAATGCACGGTATAGAATCCCATCCTTCTCCACATCAAATGCAGCATCAGTAAGATTCATGAAACCTTGGTTCACCTTACGTAAGTCCAGTGATACCAGTGAACAGTAGAAGCCCTCCTTCATTACAGAGCCTCCATCATTTTGATAGTTACACTAGAACCACGCTCATACTTAATACTGAACTTATCTTCAGTTAGTCGAACTCTTGGTACAGGCTTGAAGTTAAGTGGTTCACGTAATGAATGGGCAGTACGTACAGCAGGATAGAATTCAACCTTATTACCAGTAACGGTAGTTACCGTATAAATCTTAGAATCATTCTGAAACTGGAACATAGTGCCTACAGGTAATGAACCAATAAGGCCAATAACAGTCATGTGCTTATTACCAATCTTCAATTGAGAACCAAGTGAACCAGACATATCAAGTGATAGTGGATTGAAGAAACCTTTACCATCAGTTGTATCTTGAAGAGATAAATTGAATGGAGTGGTTCGACCTTGAACACGTAGCATTAGTGCCTGAAACTTTCGAATATCATTTTCATCTGCAAAGTGAACACTACATTCAATATTCAAACGATGAAGACCACGACCCATACCATTACCTACAAAGTTCAAACCCTCTGTATAGAATGACGGAGTTAAGTGCTCTACCTTCACATCACTAATGATGAAATCATTATCAGATAACGTAATCATATTATTCCCAATAGCTCCCCATTAAGAGGAGCTTATTATTATTGTTATAGGTTTGGGTTTTCTCTTTGAGCCATGCGAGTGAAAGAAGCAAGACTCTCACGATGCTGACCCAGCATATAAAGGAACTTCTCTTCACTGATAGTGGTATCACCTTGGATAACCAAATCAGACTTAATAGAAGTAGCTTCTGAACCACTCTTATTAGTTTTAAGGTATTGGGTCAAATCTTTGTTGGCTGTAGGCTGAATCACTCGCTCTCCGGCCTTTAAAATGTAACTGCCTGTTTGGTCTACTTCATCCGAGCCTGAGTGAAACTGACCAATAGCAGCAGCAGTCATTTTAGCAATGCTAATACCATCCTTAACCTTTGACATAGTTGCAGCAGCAGTCGCCATAGCTAAACCACCATCAGGAGAGGAAGCAGCAGCAGGAGACTTCATAGCATTAGAGGAAGCGGTCATAGCATTGCTTTCCATCATCAGCATAGCCTCGGCAATAGCTACACCCTTCTCAGCGGCAAATGCAATCTTCTGCTCCTTACTGCCTTGCTCGAATAGAGTACTGATACCGCTCAAAGCATCACTGACCATTGCAAACTTTTGCTGCATCAAAGCAGTCTCAGCTTCAGTAATAGCTTGGGTCTGTGCCAACATTAATTCATCGTGTTCAAGTTTATTGATACGGCCTAGCTCGTATTGCTCCTTCAGCCACTCTTGAATTAACGTAGCCTGCTCAATCTGAGCCTCATGCTCATTAGCATAACCTTCAGCAGTGGCAGCAGCCTTAGCCTGAATACGTTGGTACTCTTGAGCCACCTCCAAATCATTAATAGCTTGTTGGTCTGCAACACCTTGAGCCATCAAAGCCTTATTGTTTAGACGGTCTAGCTCCTTCTGAGCAGCTAACTTATCTGCAATGGTCAAAGCCGACTGTAGCTTAATTTGCTGCATACGCTGTTGGTGTGCAATCTCATCAAGCTCTGTCTTCTTATGGCCTGTAGATTCCCCTGAGTCTACCGTAGGCTTATTAGGAGTAATTACATCACCCGTAGGAGGGATAACCTCTGGAGTAGTAACCTCACCCTTCTTCAGCTCATCTAGCTTTGCATTGAGCAGTGCAACCTTATCTACATTCTTTGCAATCTCTTCCCTGTGAGACTTAATAACCTCTTCATTAGTACCGAACCAATTACGCCCACCTTCAAGGTTAGTGATTGCAGCCTGATAAGATTCAGTACTCTTAGTTAGTCCATCAATCTCAGCCTGAACACTAGCAACAGTGATTTCATTCATTGACCCAAGGAATTCAGCAGCAGCTAACGACACATCACTAAACAACTCAGCAGAAGGTGCAAGGGCATTAGTAATGAATGTGGTGAATGCACCTGCAAGTAAATCTACATTTTCAGCTAGGTCTTTATACACCTTGGTTTTTGTAGGAGAGAGTTCAGTGTTTGCTGTCTTGAACTTATCCGTGAGCCTTGATAGCTCCATACCACCGTTAGCCAGTAGGGGCATCAAGTAAGTAAGGTCTGAACCCATACCTTCCAAGGCATTAGACATTTGATTGGAAGATAGCCCTGCTTGCTCCATCTCGGTATACATACGCTGAAGAACCTCAAGACCTGACTTGTCTTTCATGCTCTCAGCCCACTCTGTAGTAGCTTGAGTAGTCATACCCATAGCATCAGCAAAGTCTTGTAAACCACCTCCACCCGTATTGAGATAATCACCAATCTTCTCTAGCGCATCCTTGCTTGCACTTGTCATCTGACCCACATCAAGACCGTACTGCTTTGCTGCATACGACATAGCCTGATATTCAGGAACAGCCATACCAGCAACACGAGACATATTTTCCATCTCACGTACTGTAGAAGCTATCTGGGTTGTAACCGTTACGAATGCACCAGCAGCAGCAACAGCACCGATTGCAGCACCTACAGCACCAGTAACTTTACTCAGTGAATCAAAGGTGTCATTTACCTTTCCAAAGTCCCGTTTAGATTGTCGAGCAAACTTATCAATTCGCTGCTCCATCATAATCAGGTTACGTTCTGTTTGGGTCTTAGCATCCTTCAGACGTTGTACATATGTAGATGTATTAGCCGTAAGGTTGATATTAACCGTACTCATACTTCATCACCTTTATAGTTATTATTTTGTAGTGATAAAAAGAAAGGCAGTACTAAGACTGCCCTTTGGAATGCTTCTGAACCAATTCACTTAACTTAGTGATTAGATACTTATCTGGTGATGGTTCATTGGCTTCAATCTCTATTTGTTCTTTAATCTTACTAATAGTGTCTGCCAACATTTCATCAGAGCGACACATCTCAATAAACTTCTTAGCTTTCTTAACTAACTCGTGTTCCAACCATTCCTGCTCAGGCTTTAAGTAAGGTAGGAAGTCTGTTGCTAACTTCATATCCTTCTTCTTGCTTACATTCTGGTTATACATGAATTGCAACTGTAAGCCGTCCCTGTAAGCCTGAGCATCATCTGTGAAGGGACTAATATAGTTAAGAGCTTTGTATTCATTTATTACTGATAAGTCCCACTGCTCCAATTCAAAGATTGGAATACCTAACTTCAATGATAATTGCAGTAGGAACTTTCTATCAGAGTCTATTGAGAGTTGGCGTATTACTTTACTAGTGAGTCAGAACCAATAGATGAAATCTCAATTACCTTAACTGCAATCTCTTGAATTACTGCCATAGGCATAGCTGTACTTAATTCATCCTTACCTTCCAAGGTGAATAGTTGTTTACCATCTTCATCAACCAGACCAAATACAGCAGCAACCAAGAAACGGTCTTGAACAGTGGCACACAAAGACATTGCAGCAGTAGCGGCATATGACATAGGACGTACAAACACTTCAGAACCAATAGATTCAATAGTTACTTTCTGATGCTTAATACCAAATGAAAGGAATGCTTCTTTATTCATTACTATTACCCTTGGAGGTAAAGGGGTAGTTTCTACCCCTATTAAGATTAAGCCTTAGCTTTAACTGTTGAGCCGTTCTCGAATGCAATATCAGAGTCGATACTGATAACCCAAGTACAAGTACGTTGAGCATCGTATTCAGCACTCTCTGAGTAACTACCTACCAGACCCGTGAAGGTACGAGTAACAGAGTTACCAGCAGTCTTGTTAGCATCTTGGAAGTAGGTAACTTCAAACGGCTTAGAGCCTGCACCTTGCTTTGCAGCCATCAATGCAGTGTAAGAAGCCGAAGCCGGATTCAATGAACAGGTAACTTCTACAGTAGAGCTTGCTTTAGAACCAACTAGCTTACGTGGAGCTGAACGGTTGTATTGCTTAACTTCGATGAAGTTAGTCTCTTCTGATAGACCAGAGAAACTTTCAATATCGGTAATCTCAACAGCATCAATCTTGATGCTCATGTAGTTAGAGATAGAAATATCTTCGATACCAGCCATTATGCACTTTCCTTTATTTTTATTGTTATTGTGTAAGTACGTTCGAATATCTTTTGTTCTTGGTTGAAGCTATCAGCAAAGTTATTGATACGAACCAATAGAACCTTCAACTCACCTAATGTATTAGCGGATTCAAGATACTCACGCAAGTGTTTATCATTGTATATATCACTAACACTGTTAGAAGAGATGGTTAACTTAATCACCCTGCTTACAATGTTGTCATTGTTATATCTCTGAGTAGCAATACCACTACCAGCATTCTCAATACAAAATGCAGGGCTTGGAGCATCTTCAGGAATATAGAACGAGTAAACAGGAACAGAAGGGAATGCTTCTTTTAAGTAACCAATTAGACTACTTTCGAGCATTTGCTTTCTCCATCTTCTTTACTTGTTTATCAATCGAACCAATAAGCTCAACTCTAAACCTTTCCACCATACTTGATTCATGTTCAGCAAAAGTAGAACTAACAAAGTGCTTACCTTTGAAAGTGCCAATATCTCTTTGAACCATATCAGTAGGACTACCGAAGTAATGGAACACTTTACCATTACGAGTTTTAGCTACACGCTTCTGACGACCATTCTCTAATATGGAAGCCAGCTTATATACATGGTTATCAAACGTGACAGTAGCAAATAACTCAGAGGTCATATTGCCTTTAGCAAATCCTGAGCTATTGGTTCTAATCTTCTTATCGGTATTCACGGCAATCTTTATCTTCACACCATTACGTAAATCACCAGAGGTATAACCCTCTTTCTTAGATGAACCTTGATAGTGTTTATATGAATCTTGCTCTGAATCCCCTACTGGAATCTTACTCTGCAATGTTGTCTTTACTGGGTCTAATGCCTTCCTGCCAGCAGCCCTTAAAGCTGCCTTCCTAAACTTAGAATCAGTAAGTGAGTCCAACATAGCTTCAACCTCTTTAAGCCCTGTTACGTGCTTTAGAGTTCGCTTTGAGGCCATTACTTATTCCTCATTACAGCATTGAATGTAAGGTACTTGTTCAGCCTCCAATGATTGTTAGGGGGTGTAAGAATGTCATACTCAATACCATCGAGAACCAAGTACATCGAACTGGTAGGATTCTTCATGGCTCGACTGAATCTCATTGTTACCTGAACGGTATTCAAGATAGAACGAGTAGTATCACCAGTAATCTCAGCAGCTAGTTCCTTAATGGCTACAGGACACTTGTACAGGAGCTTCTTTTCCTCTTCCTCAATACCGTACTCGTTTACTGCCTTAACAACGTCCCAGAACTCACAGCGCGTTCTCATTAACCCAATACGCATACTTACCCCACTGGACTAATACGGTACAAGTCAAAGCAATAACGATGGTTCATAGGTACTTGAGCAACAGATACACCGTTACTAATGTCTTCTCTATTCTCGAACCATGTAGCAATGAGCTTTAGCATCCCAATAATCAAAGGAGCAGCCACTACACCTAGAGGGGAATCTACAAAGAACTCCACTTGGAAGTCAGAGTGCTTGGAGTAGTCCTTAGTGAAGATAAGTTGCTTGGTTACTTGGTTGAAACGATAACCATCAAGCACCTCAAGAGTGTCACCGTTGTAAGCCATAACCTGACTAACGTAAACGACATTACCCAAAGGTAAGTACACGGTCTTCTTGAATGTATCGAATGAGCCTGCAACAGATGCAGAACCAAATACTCTATTGGTGTAAGTCTCTGCAAACTGAATAGCAGCAGAACGATACAGCTTTAGTAGTGGTTCATCTTGAGGGTCATAGACTCGTGTGTAGTCCTGAACCATCTCCATTGATAGAAGCTGTTCAGCAATGTCATCTTTGGACAAGATTTGATAATGCATATCTCACCTACAAAAGAGGGAGTCACTAGGACTCCCTTAATTACATTCCCAGACTAATTACTTAGCTTTACGAGCAGCAGCAGCCTTCAAACCAACTACAGCTTCAGCATCACCTACGATTGCGCCAACACGGGTAGCAATGGTGTACTGAACACAGAAGTCAATCTTGTACGGGTTACGTACAAACTCAAGTGCAGTAGGGATTTCAACAACCTTAAACGCTTCGTCAATACGACCCAATACAACAGGAATATCAGTAGAAGCATTAGCATCAACTACAATGTCGAAACCAAAGATTTTGCCAGCCACTTCTTTATCCAAAGATGCCTGCATCAATGGACGACCTAGACCATCTTTAATGCCTGAAACACGTTGGAAGAACTTACGTTCCATTACGTATTTAGCACCAGCAAGATAACCAGACTTCAGCTCAAACTGCATAGCTTGAAGTGCTTCAAGTAGCTCTGCATCAGTACCGTGAGCAAGCTCAACTAGCTTAAAGGTTTCATGGTTAGGGGTAGCACCAAAGTGCTTGTAGAAGCCTTTAGGTTTCTCAACACCGTCACCATCCAACAGACCTTCACAAACAAGACGACCCATCTGCTTACGTACATCAGTCATTACAAATGATTCAGCATTAAAGAACGGGTCTTTCAGTGCTTCTTGAGTAACAACAGGAGTAGCAACAGCTTTACCATGAGTCATGCGAACGGTAGCGAAAGTAGGCGTACCAGTGCTCTCACCATTAACACCGTCTACATTCTCACCTTCCCAACGAGCACCAGAGCGGCCTACCTGAACACGCTTCTCAAACTTAGTAGAACCAGCAGTCTCACGACCAAATAGTTTTACTAGCTTGTGGTCTTCCAGCATTGCAGTAACGATGTTCTTAGAAACTTCGGTAACAACACCAGCACCAGCAGATGCATCTTCAGTAACGTTGAATGACTTAATCTCACCGTCTTTAACTAGGTCAGTTTGGAAACCTTCACCAGACTTAGCAACTTCGAAGAATTTAACTTTCAGTTCTTCAGTGGTTTCTTTAACTTCAATTTCTTCAGCATTAGCTGCTTCAAGACCCATGATTACATCTTTCAGGTCAGCAATATCTGATTTCACTGAATCAAGTTCAACAGTTTGAGATTCGATACCAGTAACAAGAGTATCTAGCTTTTGAGCAAGTTCCATATAACACCTTTCTTATTATTATTATTGTGTTTTGTTTTATGCAGCTTTGGCTTTGATATTCAGAACCAAGCTATTTAATCGTTTAGTAAGTTCATCAGGAAGTTCGTCAGAGTTTCCAACAGGCACTTCAACGGTGTCTTCGACCACTTCAGTTTCTTCTTGGGTTGGTTCTTCTGCTTCATTAATCGCTCGTGCAATATCTTCTGACTTAACAGATTCAATTAGGCTTTCATCATTACAAGGAAACGTAACAATACTAACTTCTCGAACATCAACTTCTTGCAGGAAGGTAATCTTCGTAGCCTTATCGTAGAATTCACGTTTAACGTTATAGCCGATAGACAGGGCATCTAATGCGCCAATCTTTAATAGCTCATAAGTCTCACGACCAATGGTTGTATTAAGGGCTAACTTACCTTTTACCTTGAGACCGTAATCATCTTCAACCATTTCAAGCCACACACCACAAACTTGTTTGTAGTCGTGCTGTAATAGCATCTTTGGAAACTTACCAGTCTCATTACTTCGTTTTACTGAACCATCAAAGCAACCGTCAATAGTACAATCACGAACACGGTCTACTACATTCTTTACGTTAGCGTAAGCAATGAATACACCTTCTTCATCTTCAATACTATCAAAGGATTTAATTTGCAAGCTAAGAGTTTTAAGAGACATCAGAATTACCTACATTGTTATTATTGTTATAAGCAGGGTTAGTGAAATCATCGACTGCACCAAACACTAAGTTATTCGAACCAACTACATAAACCTCATCAGTAGTATCAGCTTGCAAGTTCATTCGCTTACGTGCTTCGTTACGACTAATAAGACCACGAGTAAACAATCGCTCAATAACTTCAGCTTGAGTCTTAATATCACCCTTCAAGTATTCTGATACATCAAAACGAATAGCAAAGTCACGAGGTAACATTAAATTCAATCGTGCTTCAATCTTGGAAATCAAAGACTGTAGGCATGACTTGTAGAAGAATGCATTGATAGTTTCAATGTCCTTCATGTTTGGGTCTGAAATACCAAGTAGAGATACAGGTACACCAAAGATTGCTGCAATCTCACGAATAGAAGCATTACGAGCCTCTAGTACTTGAGCATCCTTAATACTGTAAGGATTGGCTGCAAACTTAGTACCGTCTTCTAGGATTGCAATCTTATGAGCATTCTCACCACCGCCGTAGTGGTCATTGAATTGCTGGCTCAACCTTGTCATAGCGTTATCTGACAAAGCCTTATCAATCATAAGGAAGCCACCAGACCTTGAACCCTGACGGTAATAGGCTTCAGCATTGGTAGTAGCTGCTAGAGCTAGACCAATAGAACTCTTTGAAGTGGCAATCTTATCTACCGCTTTAAAGGTGTTCAGAGACATATCACGGATAGTCAGTAGGCTATCTTGAGTTAGGTTTAATCCCTTACCTTCATTGGTCATACAGTGATATTGAATACCACCGTCTGTAGTCTCTACAGGTGATACCTGCTGTGGACTATTGAAAGGAATAAGAGATGTAACCTTACCGTTCGGAGACTTATTAATAAGTGCATAGTACTCAGAGAATAGAACCAACTGAGCAGCCATCTGCTCAATAAACTCAGGAGTAGTCTGTCGCTTATTAGGTCTACGAGTAAGCACATCACTCATCATTGAAGTACTATCTTCAACCCACTCTTTACCAATAAGTGTATTGGTTCGTTTGTATAACTTTAACGGTAGAGTTGAGACGGTCTGAGAGATAACACGAACACACGCTTTAATAGTTGGGTCTTGCATTGCTGTATCAAAATTAACAGCTTGCCCTGAACCAGAAATCATATTGTGTAGTTGTAGTGAATCTAAACCATCAACTCTTCCGGTTGATTTAGTTAAGAACATTGTTCACCTTAAACTTTAAATGAATCTTAAACCTTGAGTTTCATATACAGATACCTTCCTAGATTGCAGAATGGTCTGAGATAATCCGATGACAGTAGCAATACATACATCTATCTTCTTCGAGTGGTCAGCTTTATTACGAACCACTCTAATATCACCCTGACTACCTTCAAGAACCAATGCGTTTACCATGCACCATTCAAATAGGTCTGAGTTATATCTAACACCACCTGACTTAACCAATGCTTGTAGCATTACTGCTGGCTCACTTAATCCGAAACCTTGCTTTACAGCTACAGCTTCTAATTGATGGTCATCAAATAAGTCATAGGCAAACTTAGTACCACCTGCTGCCGCATCTATCGAAATACCTTGAACATCATAAAGCTCACTTGCACTAACAATATCGTTAGCTATGTACTCCATATCAGTAATCTCTGACGGAGTAAATATAAGCTCACCTTTCTTATTGGCTTCGTAGTACTTAGATTTGAGGCTAGGCTTTAATGTCATCAATGCCGATTCAGGTAGATATGACTTCTGAAATACATCAACACCACCTTCTTCATTAGGGAATATATACACCAGTGAACTCAAGTCACTTACAGATGCAATGTCCAGACCCAAGTAAACAACCTTACCTACATAATCATCAATACTGAGTGAATTATCACGGCACTTAAATAAGTCAGAGCTATCAACATAATTAGCTTCATCGAAGTCACACCATACATTCAAATGTTTAGTAAGGAAGTTAGCCCTAGCTGATGCATTACGAGTAGCTTCACTATAAGCAGCACGTAAACCCTCAAGTGATACTGCATGGCCTAATGCCGGATTAGCTTTGACCCATACAGCTTCATTATTCCAATCAGCTTCATCACCAGCATCTACGGTGTACACAATAGAAAAGAATCTATCATTCTCCTGAGCACCTTTAGCTACATCTACTGAGTAGTCGAATATCTCTCTACCATAACCCTGAGTATTCGTACCTGCCGTGCTTATCATGAGCATCTGAGGATTCTTAGAGGATTGCATACCAGTAGAAAGAACATCTACTACAGCACTGCTAGAGTGAGCATGAATCTCATCACATAGCTGTAAGCCTGAACCACGAATACCATCAAGAGTATCTGCTTCACTACTGGCAATGATGATACGTCCGTCATCAGGGCATCTGATTTCATTACGTAGAATCTCAAATCTCTTCCTGATACTAGGAGCACTAGATTTAATCATCTTGGTAATATCTTCGAATGCTAAACGAGCCTGCTTAGTTACCGATGCAGCACAGATACCTGTAGGTGAACCATTCTCATTGGTCAGGATATTAGCAATAGAAGCTACTGCTGCTAGACAGGTCTTACTGTTACCACGAGCAACGAAACAAGAGGTCTTTATAAACCTTCTTTCATAACGTAGTGTTTCCCTTGCCTTCTCCGAATAGAACCATCCAAACATCTGAGCAAGAATGAACTGCATGAATGGTAGTAGCCTGAATGGTTCACCTGCTAGAGCACCTTTAGGGTGCTTCAACTGGTTAGCAATAAGCAGAATGAAATCTACCTCATCAGTATCAAATACAAGGTCTTCACGTTGAAGGTCATAGATGTATCGTTCACATGCTGCAATCTCTGCCTGACCTGCTACACGAACACCAGTAAGTACATCGTAAGCATACTGATGTGCTGCCTGATACCCTTGAAAGTAATCACCGAGAATAGAGAAACCATAAGCATCTACTAGAGTTGGTTCATTCAATCGGTAGTTATATTGTTCAATATCTACAGAACCAATATCCCAATACTTCCACATTACTTGCCTCGCTTAGAACGAGCCTTCAATGCTGCTGTAAGTGGGTCTTCTTCCTCTACCTTCTCTGCAATTGAACCAATCAAAGCCTTAGCTTTTGGTGTCATTAGAAGCTGCTCCATCAATCCCTTAACAGCTACGTTTGCTCGTGCAAATACTTCGTTAGCAGGATTAGATTTGTGTACCTGACCGTGAGCAGTAACAGACACCAGAACTACACCATCAGTACGGATAGATACCAAAGCATCATTCATGATTCCCATGTTCAGAACCATCAAAGCAATAGCATCTAAGTCACTTGGTTGTAGTGCTCGTTCAGCCTCAAGCATGTTCTTAATTGAGGTGTATTTCTGTAGGTCTTTAGGTGGCAATTGAATTGCCGAGGGCATAGCATTAAGTTTCATCTCATTACCTTTTTATTATTATTGTTTTAGGTAAGGTGTAATTAGCTGTTCTTAACGAAGGCTTTCAATACTTTCAATCTGGTTAACTGGCATTCAACGAATTGACCCTCACCATCAGTGATACTTAAACCCACTTCCAAGAACAGAATCCGAAAGAGAGAACCATTCATCACAAGGTAATATTCACGAGTAGCACTAGGGTTAATACCGAAGTTAAACTTCCTGCACAGCTTCTCGTATTTACGCTTAGCCTTGGCTTCTTTCCTTAACTGCCTCTTGTATCCAATCGTTGAGATAATCCCTCTCAGACGGTCTAGGATGCCAATTCCAGAGGTATTGATATATTTGCTTGTGGTCATTGTCTTGAATCCATCTACGTAATTTGTTGCCTTTCCTGTAGTGACAACTTTTACAGAGACAAACCATATTCCTTTCATCGAACCAATAAAGCTCAGATGGGTCTATGCTTCGTTCTATCCAGTGGTCTACATCAGTAGCAATCTCTTTATTACAGCACTCACAAATGGGTCTACGTTGACGTAATGATTTAGAGAACCTTTTCCATCTTGGAGTTAAATAGAAGGCACTTCTCTCTACCACTTCATTTCTACGTCTAACCTTCCTGTGAGCAATACATTTATGTGAACCATCCCTAGATATGGTCTTGCATCCATTCTCAGAACAGAGCTTTGGTAATGGCATACATTCACCTGAACCAATAAAGATAAGCCTCCTACGGTCACTGTAGAGAGCCTATTGATACGGTTATTACTAACAGTTACCACTCAGGAAAAAAAGAGTCTCCGAGCAGAATTAGTGTATAAACGAGTATTAGTGGGTTATGTATATATGTACTTCTACACCCCATCTATCCCCCCCTGTCCTGCATCCATTCTCTTTTACTTGATGCTGATACCCTTGAATATCAACTCTTCTCCTGTTGCCTCTCAGGGCTTAATAAGTGAATACAATCTGATGTGGTCTAATGTCGAAGTGAATCATATCCTCACGAATACCTATACTCATGCCAGCATGTAGACCCAACCTAATTAACCTTGCCCTATCACTTGAATCAGTACATGCAATGTCTACTGCATTACCAGTAAGGTGCATACTGTTCTTAGCTCCACCTACCTTCTTATTGTAAGCCTCACACCTATATCCCGATGTAACTCTCATGGGCTTGCCAAATAACCTACGTACTAGCTCAACCCTATCAAGTAACCCTTGAGAGACTGAATTCCCACATCCACAACTACAGACCAATTTCAGGTCATATTTAGGATTAAAATGCTCAGTTCTTGCTAATATCTTCACAGAAACTACCTATTATTATAATTATTGGTATTTACTTAATCTGAGCTTATCTATATCTTACGACCTAACTTAACTCAACCGAGAGTATATAGATGGACTTAATTGATAAGGTTAATGACTACTGTGATGCTGTGTTACATGAAGCAATTGCTTTAGCCAGAACTTCAACGGTCGAACCAACAATGAAACGTGGCATCTGTAATTACTGTGAGGAAGAGTTAAGTGTTACTTCAGCAGTATTCTGTGATTGTGACTGTCGTGATGATTATTACCGAGAGTTAGCAATTAAGAGTAAGCGGTACGTAACGGTGGTGGCGTAGATTTTTTGTTAGACAAAGATGGAAGCCGAGAGTGTGATGGCTATCCAAGCGAACCATAATAACAATAATAATAAATGTGGTTTGAAGTGTTATGGCATCTGAAATGATGCTCGTTGATAGGACACAATAATCACTGACTCAGCTTATAAGCGCACCTCCTGCTGTCTGTATAAGCCTCTAACCTAAAGAGATAAACAAAGGTACTAAACCAGTCTTCGTAGACTGGTTTTTTTATATCTGTTATTTACTAAGGTAAGCATCCAGAAGAGATGTGTTAATTAATCCAAAGGAATACTCATGGAAACACAGAACGAGCGTCTCAGTGCTGTTGAGACCCAAGTACAAAACATTGCAGTGGAAGTTGCTCATATCCGTCAATCAGATGTAAACGTGACCCAAGCTATTCATAGATTAGATATGGCTATTGCTCGGCTTACTACATTGATGGAATCGAACCAAACACTTGAAGCTAGGGTAACTGCCGTAGAAAGTAAGTTAGCTAAGTATGCTGCTGCTTTACTGGCATTGACTGCCGCACTTAATGCATCTGGTATTGAGTTGGGGAGTATTATGAAGATGGCAGTACTGTAGGGAATTTAGATGTGCAAAAACCAGCTCTAGGCTGGCTTATGCTAGTAGGTGAGATTGGTAGCTATCCGGTCTCATCTACATGAACTAATCATTACCTAGCTAGGGTAACAATCAATTCAATTATAGTTGGAAGTCTATTTCCTTCTTGAGCCTTCGTAGTCTTGGGTATCACTGCATTGACCTTTCGGTTTACCATTGTGAGCCTTAACCACTACTAATTCATTTCAGAGTTAACCTTCCTGAAGTAACCGCTTTAATTCAATTCGTTTAATGCAGAACTTGTACTTCGTCCTATATCGAACCAATTAACTTAATGCCGTTAGTTGATGTAAAGATAATACAATATAACCTAGTGACTGTAAATATAATGGCTGTACATGTGATGACATATGACATACCATTTAGTTTCTGTTTATTAGTAATGTCTCCAGATGGTTTACGAATGAGTCTTACATTGGTAGTCATCGTTTAGGTCACTCTTAGTAGTGGCCTTTCTTTTATCTACTGACTTACCCTTTCTAACATCTGCTTGTACGCAACCACATCATTCATCTTAACCATTGCTGCTTTAATCGAACCACTCTCAATAAGCTGTTCCCATTCCTTCGAACGTAGAGCAATCATCTTCTCGTACCATTCACCGCAAGTGAGGCTCATAGGCTTAAACTCCATCCTTTATGCTTTTTAATTTTACCTGAAGACACTTGTACCATGCATGAATAACTCAAATTGTATTTTTCTGCCATCACACGAATATTCGAACCTGTTACAATTTCACCTACAGGTGATACAAATTTAAAAGATTTAGCACCACTAAACACCACATTGGTTGTTTTATCTATAAACTGACAAGTCTCAGGGCTATACAACTTAACATCCCCACCCAGCACATCTTTATCTAGTTGAGCACCTTCAAAGTAACCAGCAGTATTAGCCCATGCTGCAAAGTTCTGGTAGTTGTGCCATTCATCACACACACGTACACCTTTAGCACCATAGAACTTGTAAGGAGTACTGGTTGGGTTATAGCAGCGATTAATCATGCCAGCCCAAAGAACATAACATTTATTACATTTCCCAGTCTTTAAACTCTTAGTGGGGTATTTACCTATACCCATATAGCCTACTCCGGCCAATGAAGGTTGTAGAGGGTCTCCTACTTCACCTTTACGGATATTACCCGACGCAGCTACGGTCACGTAACCTGTCTTAATAAACTTAACCTTAATATGGTTTGAGTTGGTATATTCGAGAACCACTACATCACCACAATGCTTAGTTACAAATGTGCTGCCTTCTACCATATCGGCAGGAATCTTCTTAATCATATTAGTACGCTCATTTTAATGCTTATTAGGAAGGAGGATGTTGGCAGAGGAATAAGCGAACCTCGTTCAGTCGGGTAATTAAGCCGACCTAGCCAACAACGGAAGTATACAAGTTATTAAGGGTATTACCAATCAAAAGTCACCCTAACCATGCCTGCATGTGTCATTACCTTAATAGAATTGAACCAAGAATCTTATACCCTATAAACGACAAAAGGAGCAGCCTAAGCTACTCCTTATTTAGCGATACCAGCAAAGTACAATAGTGACCATGCTTCACTTTTATCTTTAGCCTCATCTATTATCTTCTGATACTTCGGAGGTAAGGATAAGTATTTCTCAGTCATCCGTAGACCATACTTAACGTTGAACTTCCTGTCTGTTGGGGTAACACTTCTAACTACTCTCTCTTGATACTGGAACTTCATCAGCTTCATGTTAGTACCAATCAAAGGTTAGTCTTGATACATGGATAGCTTCAGCAATATCAAACTTAGCCTGAACCAACTTAATCAATCGTTTGATTTCATTAGCAGCAGTCTTGTAAGCCCTGCTACCACCTACTTGACTCATTAACTCTTGAGCATATCGAAGTAGAAGTTCATTACCTTTCTTGAATAGTCCGGTTAACACGTTAGCCTTACCGATATATTCCCATCCTTTACCGAACTCAGTAAGCCTCATTGCACCTCTAAGCACTCGGTTAGCTCTACTAGGTGTAATGCCCTTCTCCTTTGCATAAACCCTTGAGAATTGATTGTGGAGCATTTCATTAAACTCACTAACAGGTAGTTGGGCATGTAACTCTAGTAGCATTGAACCAATCAGATTTAATTCAGTGATGGTCTTCTTAGGTGTCATTCTCATGTCGTATCTCCAGATACAAAAAAGGGAAGCCGTAGCCTCCCTATTCAATTAGTTGGTTTTGATTGATGCAGCAATGTCTTCTGCTGTGAAGAAAGAAGAAATACCTGTGAACGTCGGGATTACATTTGAAGCCTCTTGAACCATAGCAGCCAACTCAGCCTTAACTTCCGGTGTCTGCTCCTTAGCTTCCAACTGTTTAATACGTTGTTCAGCTTTAGTTAGGTTGTACTCAAGAATGTGCTTCTGAATGGCAATCACCTTGCCTCTTTCATTGCCTAGTGCAAGCACTTGAACAAAGTCTTCAGCTTCTTTAGCAATGACAACCTGAGTATCAATACTTCTAATCCATGCTTCCAAGAACTTCTTACGGTAAGCAATGTCTGCATTCAGAACATTAGCTTGGTTACGGTACTCACCTCTAATAAGAGCGTTAGCTTTAGCAGGGGTATTCTCTATAAAGGCTTCATTCAACAGAGAACCAACCTTTCCATGCTTAGAACCAATTGCCTCAAAGATTCTTACGTTGAGTGCTTCCTTAGCAATCGCTTTAGCTTCAGCAAGTGAAGTAGCATTCTGAACTGCTTCCAGTGCAGCCTTGTAATCTTGGAATGCTTGGTAAACCTTCATACCTAAGTTCATGTCGTAGCTCATAGCCAAAGCCATAGCTTCTTTCTCAGGTAGTAGGTAAGCAGTTCGAGTATTCTTACCAGAATTGTACGATTCCTGAACGGTCACGAAATTCGTTAGCGTGCAAGATTTAGCCAGCTTATCTGTAAGGTGTTGATGTGATTTACCAAGTACTGTAGCCAATTGAGAAGTAGCGATAACACCACCGTTCATCTTAATAACTTCTTGTAGGTTTTCAGTGGTTGTTTTTTGTAGTAACATAATCTTGTTTCCTTTGTAGTAAACATTAAGCCCTGACCACATATCAGGGCTTTTTCATTTCTTAGTTAGAATTCTTTCGAGCTTTAATTGCTTCCTTCAGCAAGACCAGCACCATATTAGTTACTGTTCTCGTTTCCTCTTCTGCCATCTTGTCGATTGCTTCAGAAAGTTCTGTTGGAATACGGAATGCTCTTAAAACAGATTTCATTATAATTATCTCTCAGGCTTTTAAAGAACTGGGTTAAGTTCTTGTCTCAACCCGATGGAGCTATTGTATAACTCAGCTATACAATAAGAAATATAACCTAAAACCCTCTGTGAAATGTTTCACAGATATATTTGGAATAGCTTAATGAAGCCTCAACTAGAACAATTATTCATCAATAACAATGACCAACTAATAATTACACTTAGAACTTCAAAGACTGCTAGCAGGTTTATTCCAATCCCTCTTGAATTAGTTCCAGCATTACAAGAACAGCTATCAGAGATAATGAACCAACAAGCTCATGATGAAGCTCAGTTCAATCTTCCCTATGAAGGGTAACTACTTGTTTTTAGTAGTGTCCGAGACTTTACGGACACACCCCAAACCCTTAAAGAAAGGGGTGGTAAACTTTTACCACACTACTAAATTCAATAACTTAGTTGGGTGACCCTCAGTGGTCACCACTATGTGAAATAGATGAACTACTTACCATAGAACCAATCTCTTCGTAGTGGGCTTCTCAGTGAGCTTAAATGAGTGTTGCGGTGTTGATGATAAATCAGGGGAAATGCTTCCAGCATTTTATTAGTGAGTTCGAGTATTAGAGCTTACTAATATATTATTTTAAGAACTTCTTTATCCATCAGAGTACCTATATAACTCACCTCCGGTGAGTAGTTTGGTTCATAAGACGTGGACTAATAGAAAAGGATTATGAAGATGTCTATTGAGTTACTTACTGTTAATCGTCCTATGGGAATAAACAATGGGACTGTAGAGATTACAGTAGATGTAGATGGTCAATTTGATGCTGAGAAGCTCGTAGAGCTTATTAATAGCCAACTCCTAGTCATTGCAGGCTCAAGTAGACAATGGGCTATTACACATGCTTGTGATGCCCTATATGACGTTACTGATTTAATGCCCATGAACCAACTAGAAGAACTGAACGATTGCATTCTAAAGGTGTGTGTATCACTTAACCTACGTTCAAAGATTGTTGTGAAACTAATTTAATAACAGGGAAACTATAATGACTATCAATGCTGCTGCTGTTGCAACTATCAAATGTGCTAAGAACCAACAACGTAATGAAGTGGTTCTACAGTCCTACACAACTAAATCACCTGTTGAGGGATATGATTGTAGCTTTACCTTCTCAATCGCTCCTGACGTTGATTCTAAGGCTGTTGTACGTAAGGCTTTAAGTTGCTTGTATGTATTAGATGCTGTCGAACCATGTAGCTTACCTGATTGGGTATTAGACCCTGAGACAGAAGTGAAGACAGACCTTTATCAGAACCAAGGTAATTACACTGGTGAAGTGAGTGTTCATATTAAGTTGATTGAAGAGACTCATACCATGCAATTGATGGTAGCTGTACCTTTCCCTAATCATAAAGGTATCTGGTCTTAATTAAGTTAACCCTTATCTTTGGATAGGGGTTATTTCTTTTAAGTGGGTATTCATATGTCACACCCTTTCCCAAGCATTAACCTTCCATCGTCACCCAGCAAGCTGGCTTCCTTGAAAGGTGAATACTTGCTTAGGGAGTGACGGTAAAGGTGGTAGAGCTGATGATTGAGAAATGAATAATGCTTTCCCCTGCTCCTACCATCACTCCGACACAGACACCCCTGCAAGGGGTAGGATGTGTTGGTGTGATATGAATTACTACTTAATAACCTTAACCAGTTTAACCCTCATAGTCCCTCATCTGAGCCTCTTCTCAAGTTAAATGGGAATCCAACTAAGCTATCGAACATGTAGCTTGAAGTAGACCAATCTCCTAACCATTTAGCTTTAGAAGTGGCATTGCTTTTATCTTCTATAACTTGCTGGGTAAGATTTTTCTTCTCCCCTCCCTTATAGGGAGGAGGTGGAAAGAAAATTCCTTCATTACCTTTCTTTCTTGGAAAATTCTAATGGAAAATTCTTGGAAAATTCTGTGAAGCCTTGTGTACCAAGGGTTGAGAGGGTATCACCTCCACTTTTTTCCAAGTAGGTAAGCAATGGAAAATTCTGTTTGGAAAGTTTTAAAAGTGTACGAAAATTGTACTGGAAAATTCTGATGGAAAATTCTGACCTATCCCTAACAGCTAACCTGATGCCCTGTTGATTACTTGGGTCAGCCCATAGAGCGATATGAGATAATGCTAAGAACACATCATCCAAAGGATTGCACTATGCCTTACTCAAACATACCTGAACTTGAACCATCTCCTAAAAGAACTCGACGTACTAAGAAGGAGATGGAACTAGCACGTAAGCATGACCAACTAGTGAAAGGTGAGATTACTGGTAAGGAGTATGCCAAATGGATAAAGACGGTTTATAAGAATTAATCGGTAATACATCTGTTCGTAAGTTAACTGACCTCTTCGGAGGTCTTTTATTTGCTTTCATGGGTCATGAACAAGAAGTGTTCGAACAGTATTTTCATGTGTGACTAATATCACAGAGTAGTTTTAAGCATCCCCTTTGCAACAAAATGACTATCTTGACAGTTACCCCGAAAAATCGACAATAAAAACACAATCATTAATGAGTTACATTTTTTTCCCTTTTTTAAATCTTCATAACTCTTATTCTATTATTACTACATAAGTACTTATGTAGTAGTTAATACCCTTCTAGTAATACCCTTCTAGTTAATCTCACATACAGACTTGTATCCAATAAGACCATTCACTATATTGCAGCCCGAACCAGTAGACTCACTTTAATTGTCTTGGCGGACTCGATACTACTGGTTCACTCTTCTCCCTCCCCTTTCTTATTTATTCTCACATCGTGTCTATTCTAGTTACATTGAAGTGGTTATATTCCCGCACCTAATCAATAGTCACTTTGAAGGAATAAACCATGTCTCTATTTGCTAAAGCACAACAAGCTGCTGCTAACGTTAAAGTTGAAGATAAAGATACTCTAGGTGGTAGCTTTACTGTTCCAACTGATGTTTATGTAGGTGCTATTAAGATGGCTTATATTGATGCTTGGAAGTCAGGTGCATTATTTGTATCCATTGAACTAGCTCTACTGATTGATGGTAAAGAACGTGCTCATAAAGAGACTATTACCATCTCTAACAAAGCTGGTGAGTTTACTTACACTGATAAGCAGACTGGTGATAAAAGACCAATGCCTAGCTTTGCAATGGTTGATTCACTATTCCGTCTAGCTTCAGGTAAAGGTTTCAATGAACAGACTCCTTCACTTAAAACAGTTAAGACCTATGATGCTACTCTGAAGACTCAAGTAGATAGCGAACGTGAAGTGTTCATGGACGTACTAGGTAAGAAGATTCACATTGCCCTTACAGAGCAAGAAGTAGATAAGACAACCAAAGATGCAATGTCAGGTGAATACGTTCCTACAGGTGAAACCCGTAAAGAGAATGTACTATCCAAGGTGTTTGATGCTGAACGTCGTACAAGTGCAGAAGCTAATGCTAAGACTGAACCAAAGTTCATTGAACAATGGCTTGAGGCTAACCGTGGTAAGCTAGTTAACCGTGTAAAAGGTAATAAGGGTAATGCCCTTAAATCAGGTGCTCCAACTCAATCAGTGCAAGCACAGACACTATTTGGTTAATTAACTAGAACCAATACCAGATTCAATACTAGGCCATCCTTAGTGATGGTCTTTTTTATACCTGAAACTAATTAGTCCCATTCATTAGATTGCTGTCTTATAGCCGTCCATAAGTCTTCTGTCTCATATTACCTAGAGATAAAATGAAGTCATTGAATAACGGTGTAGCGAGTTATCGGAGACTTCTACATGAAAGAGATAGATGCACCGTTATTCATACCAACTAGGTACAAGAACGAAAAAGGGTAGCCACTAAGGACTACCCAATTAAGACTTCCGACCCAAGGAAGCAAACACCACAGTAATAAGATTAAGTAACACCATTCAGAAGAATTAACTAAACCTCACCACAGGACTCATTTTAATGAAACGATTATTAATAGCTACCCTTTTATGTCTTGGTTCAGCAAATGCAATAGCAGATACCACTACAAAGACCAGTGACCCATGTGAACTACTTTATGAGATGGGTACTATCCATAACGTAAATAGTGAAATCTCTGCACTTACTAATGCATGTGTTGATTATATTATTGAAGGTAACAAGGAGCTTACGATTACAGCGAACCAATTCACAAAGAGTATGGTTCGAGTTAATGCTAGTCTACTTGTTCTTCGAGACACCATTAGAGAAACCACAGAATTAGTAGATGCAAAGTAA